CGGATGTAGCTTATTTAGTGTCGAGACCTTCACACAGAACGAATATGGTGTGATGATCCCATCAACTACGAAACACAAAGTGTATGTGGATGTCGCAAGTGCAAATCAACAGGAGTGGTTCGAGGGTGGCAGAAATGGTCTGAATCCTCAATACAGATTCACCATGTTTACTTTCGATTACCACAACGAAAAAATCATCGAGTACAAAGGCACACAGTACACGATTTACCGCACTTACATGAGAAGTGTTGATGAATTGGAACTGTATGTCGAATTAAGAAAAGGCAATGAGCAAGTACGTTAGTGCCAATGAATTCAGCGGTGCGGTCACTACTCTAATTAAGGACTGGTCGATCGAGGTCGTAGAACAGACCAAGGAAGCTGTTGTAGAAGTTGCTACGGAAGCCAGGAACGATTTGAAAGTCGAAGGTGCTTTCCAAAACCGAAGCGGTAACTACCGAAAAGGATGGAGAGTTACTTTCAACGAAATGAGATATGGCATCGAAGCAACAGTACACAACAAGGTCTATCAGTTAACTCACTTGCTAGAGAGCGGTCACGCAAAATTCTTGTGGGGCAGAGCGACAGGAGAGGATGTTCAAGCGTTTCCTCATATTGCTAACGTAAATGATGAAGCACAGCGGAAACTTGAGGAAGAGATCAAAAGGAGATTGAACGAATGACATTTCAAGAAGTAAAACAAATGATCGAGAGCATCGGTCTTCCTTATACCTACGATTCCTTTCCGAATAATGTCGCACCTGCACCGCCTTATATCGTATTCAACTATCCTAACAACGATGACTTTGGAGCGGATAACACAAACTATGTCAGCATCGATGTGCTGAATATTGAGTTATACACAAGCACCAAAGACTTTGAACTTGAAAAGAATCTAGAAGCCGTTCTGAATGCGAATGGCTTTTTTTATGAAAAAAGTGAAACGTACATCCGACAAGATAACATCTATCAAATTACGTATGTCACCGAAGTAATTACAGAATAGGAGAACTATGGCAAACAAAATCAAATATGGTATCTCTAAGTGCTATTACGCAGTCTACGATGGATCAACCTATGAAACTCCTGTTGCTCTGCCTGGGGCGGTTTCGCTCTCCTTAGATGCACAGGGCGATCAAAGCCAATTCTATGCTGACAACATCGTCTATTTCTCAACATCAGCGAACAACGGCTATCAGGGCGATCTTGAATTAGCTCTGCTGCCGGATTCCTTCAGAACTGATGTCTTAGGCGAGACATTGAATCAAACTACAGGAATCTATGTTGAAAAGGCAAATGTTCCGACTGTAGAATTTGCGTTACTGTTCCAATTTGAAGGCGATGAATCTGCTACAAGACATTGCATGTACAGATGCACCGCATCAAGACCTGGCACAGAAGGTAGCACGAAAGAAGAGTCGATCGAACCTCAGACCGAGACGATCACGATCACAGCTATGCCGAGGATTTCTGATGAAGTAGTCAAATCAAGATGTCCTTCAACAGCTTCAGCATATGCAAACTGGTTCAGCTCAGTTGTAGAACCTGCATAAAGAAATATGGAGAAAATCATAAGCATCGGTGGGAAAGAGGTAGGATTCAAAGCTACCGCATCAACCACGAAAAGATATCGAGAGAAGTTTAACAGAGATCTGTTCAAAGATATTTCTTCGCTTATCCCTAAAGTCAGCGAGAACGATCTTGGTGCAGAGGAATTGGAGATTTTCATGAATGTTGCATATGTCATGGCGTGGCAATATGACCACACGATTCCTTCAGATCCTGACGAATGGCTCGATGAATTTGAAATGTTCGATATCTACATGATCCTTCCTCAGATAATTGAGTTATGGGGCATGAATACCGAACAACTTGAAAAACCTAAAAAAAAAGTAGAAGCACAGAGCGGTCAATGACAACCGCTCTGTTCCTTTTACGCTGTGTTGAAGTTGGCTTGTCCATGAATGACTTGGATGAATTAACGGTAGGCATGGTGAATGACATGTTCACCGAAAAAGCCAACGATAATTATGATTGGAAAGAAATAGCTTCGCAAGAAGATATGGATAAATTCTAGAAGGGAGATTTATGGCAAGAGGTAGCAGAATTAAAGGCATTACCATTGAGCTTGATGCTAATGTCACACCACTACAAAAAGCCCTAGGCTCTGTAGATAAATCTCTGAAAAACACACAGGCATCCTTAAAGGATATCAACAAATTATTAAAATTAGACCCATCTAATACTGAACTGTTAAGGCAAAAACAGGAACTGTTAAAGAAGTCTATTGATGACACAAAAGACCGTCTAAAGACTTTAAAAGAAGCCTACAAGCAATTAGACGGTCAAGGTACGGAAGAAGCTAAACAGCAACAGGAATTATTAGCAAGAGAGATTTCTGAGACTGAAAGCAATTTAAATAGTCTTAAAGAAGAATTCAGATCGTTTGGTTCTGTTGCATCTCAACAGTTGCAAGCTGTTGGAAAAGGGCTTAAAGATGTCGGTGACAAGATAACCGACAAGGGCAAAGACCTTTCGATGAAACTGACCGCTCCTATCGTTGCTGTTGGTGCGATCGGTGTTAATTACAATGCTCAGATTGAACAGTACCGAACCATGTTTACTACTCTGACAGGTTCGGCAGAGGAAGCCGATCGGATCATTTCTCAGTTACAAGCCGATGCACAGAAGAGTCCTTTTGATTCAGCTTCTCTTATCCAGGCGAATCAATATCTGATTAGTGCCGGTGTTGAAGCTGATGAAGCTAGGACGATGATCAACAACCTTGGAAATGCGGTCGCAGCCACAGGCGGTGGTTCTGCCGAGTTGGAAAGAATGGCTCAGAACCTTCAGCAGATTCAGAACGTAGGCAAAGCTACATCACAAGATATTAAACAGTTCGCAAATGCCGGTATTAACATTTATGGACTGTTGGCGGAATCAACAGGCAAATCTGTTGAGGAAGTCAAAGACATGGATGTCACCTATGAGGAACTTGCTAAAGCGTTCGCTATGGCATCCGCAGAAGGCGGCAAATACTATGGAGCAATGGAAGCTCAAGGGCAGACCTTGAACGGCTCTCTAAGTGCTACCAAGGAATCGATACAGATGTTGCTAGGTTCTATCACGGAATCGGCAATGCCTATCATTGTCCAGGTTCTTCAGAAGGTACAAGAAGTGATCAATTACTTAATAAACCTCGATGAAGGAACGAAAAGAACAATATTGATTATCGGTGCGGTAATAGCAGCCATCGGTCCGGCATTGACTATAATCGGTTCAATAATCTCGATGGTTGGCACACTAACCTCAGCAATCGGCTTTTTAATATCACCTATGGGTGCGATCGTTGTGGCGATCGGAGCATTGATTGCTGCCGGTGTTGCTCTGTATCAGAATTGGGACACCATCAAGCAGAAATTCTCTGAAGTATGGGAAAAGCTGAAATCTGATTGGCAACAGATCGTTGACTTCTTCAGAACAGGCATCGAGAACCTTAAATCGTGGTTCGGTGGTATTAAAGATGCTATCGCAAATGCTTTTAGTTTCGATGGTATCAAATCAAAGATAAGCGGTCTGTTCTCGTTCGGTTCTGGTGGTTTATTTTCTAGCGGTGGCTTCTCTAGTGGTGGATTTATGAGCGGTGGTTCAATTACCATCTCAAATACTTTCAATGTCACGAACGGAAATGTCACTACGGCTACACTAAACAGATGGGCTGATGTTATAACCGATCGAGTAAATGAAAACTTAGGAAGGATGGTCTAAATGGTAAGACAGTTTGAACTTTACAATTCAAATAATGATCAATGGGTTCTGACCGATCAGACTTTCCGTTGCTTCCTTAACTCGCCTCAAGGTTTAGGCTTGTCGAGATCGGTAACAGCCATCAGATACGGCAATAAACAGATATTAGATGCAATTGAAGAGGATTTCCCTGCACCGAGTGGGGAGATCCTTTTTTACGATGGTTTAAATGAAGATCGTTATATCAAGTACGATCAGTTTGTGAGATTTATTTCGCACGAACCTTTGAAACTTGCCTACACAGTTCCAGGAGTGAACACATTCACTTTAGACTGTGTTGTTACTCAATTGGACAAGACCGAGACAGGAACAAACGGAATCCTAACTTGTCCTATTACCTTCCAAGGTCTCTCCCTATGGAAAGGCACAGAACAGACAATCACAGGCACAACTAATACATATGAATTAAACAATCAAGGCGATTTTCCTTGCGGTTTTGAAATCACGATAGAGGGTAATTTAACGAACCCATACGTTCTTTTATCGCAAGATGAAGAATTATATGGCGAAGCCAAGTTTGACGATACAACGGCTTTTAATTCGCTCTATATGAATTCTAATGATGGAGAACAGAACGTAATCCTACAACAGGGTGGATCGGTATTGCCGAATCCACTTTCGTACCAAGATCTGTCTATCTCTAATGGCTCTATTTACGTTACGTTTGTAAAACTCGCAAGGGGCATTTCCGAACTTGAGATAGGGATGGAGAGCGGAAGTATTACAAGTGTAAATATTAAGTATCAGCCGATATATAGGAGTGTGTAATGTTACCGAATCAATATGTAGAAATATCAGACTTACCGCTTCGATATTTGACTAGTCAGCATTACATCGACACAGGGATCTATCCGTCTGATCAATTGGAAATAGATCTATTGATTCGTACCTCTGGCACTCAAGGGCATATCTTCGGAGCAAGGAACACAAACGCTCAGAACTCTGCCGGTCAGTTAGGTATTTTCAGCGGTGGAACTACTACCAATTATTTTCTGTACAACGCAGCCAGGGTAAGCGTGACATCGCATTTCGTCTTCACGGATGCTCATTTTTATATCAAAAACAATAATTCGATTTGGCAGAGTTTAAACTATATCGCTACAGCTCAAGGAGCAACAGGATCGTTCACAGGATCGAGAACAATGTATGTTGGCGGTATCAACAATGCCGGTTCTATATTAGGCGGTCAGACAGTTGTTTTAGGCGGTCTGATCATAAAAGACAATGGTGTGAAAGTATTAGACTTGATTCCTTGCTATGACACGGCAAACAGTCAAATAGGTGTATATGATTTAGTAAGCGAATCGTTCATTGCGGTCACACCTAATGAGGATGTAGACACCAACTATTATTTACTGAACGCAAGCCAATCAACAGGCGGTCAAGGATATTTCAAAAATCATCACGATGACTTAACTAAACAGATGTATGGTTTATCAAACAGCATCATATTCGGACAGACTTTCAAAGTGAAGTGCGTTGCGATGCCTGATGAAGGTTACAAGTTCCATAATTGGACGGATTCCGATGGGAATGTGCTTTCCGAACAGCAGGAATTCTTCTATACACCTACATCCAGCGGAATAATAAAAGCGAATTTCCAAAAGGTCGCAAAGAGCAAAAACCTTAACGGAAATTTCATGGCAAAGATCATGCCGTATGACGATGGTTCAGAAATAGTCGAGCCGATCTATCTGACTGTCAGAAACGCAACGATCACTAATGATGCTCTTCAGAAGTCTACTTCTACAATTGTATGTAATGATATTCCTTCGGCAGTTCTGCCGACACAGGCGGTGGTTTTGTTTTCACCGAAAGGACAAGTAAACTATGTAGGAATAATTCAGTCGGTAGAAGGCGACACATTGACATGCCGAGAAGTTCTATCTGTTTACGATCGACAATATCTAGTAAATACAAGCGTGTTCTCATCGGATATTTTCACAGTTACAAGAGGAATTGATGAACTGATCGAGAAAGCGATGGACAGACCGGCACTATTCAGTAGCGATCAGGACAGTCTGCTTTCAAGAAGGATGTTCCAATTTCAACCGATCAAAAACGTATCAACCGATGTGAAGATCGAGCGAGCATTAAGTTTATTCCATGAGAACAACCAAGGCTCGCAGATGCCGGCATTCACGGAATTATCAACGATCAACCTGGAAGACTACTTTCAGAATTTATTCGATCAGTATGGTGTGTATGTGGATGTATTATTGAGTGACGATTACATTGTTCCTTATCCGAAGTATTACAAGCTGAATCCTGGCATTACTCTATCAGACAATTATGAGAGAGTAAGCGATGTGAATGTAGTTTCGGAAACGCAGGAAGCTAATGTTCTTCTGATCTATTCATCCAGCGGATCGCTAAGAGGAAGATATGCGGTCACTACTGATGGAGAGGTTGAAGCCTACACCACAAGTGATCCAAGTTTCGTTGCGTTTAATGAGTACAAATCGAAGGTAATTACAAGTGACGATAACGTAGAAATGGTAATCACACAGAACCTTTCCAATTCTTCGCTAAATCATAAAATTACCTTTAATGTGGACTTTGGCGGTCTTATCAACTTTGAAGATTTAAAAGTCGGTATGCCGTTGGATCTGTATGTCGGCAACAAGCTGTACAATTCGGTAATTACGGCTATGAAGTACGATATCACACACAATCAAGTCGATTCCGCATTAATAACCTTGGGAAAGGTTCGCACCTCTCTCACATCGAAGCTGAACCGATCATGATCCCTAAAGAAAAGTGGAAACAGTACGGCTTACCTAATATGGAAGTCAAAGGCATTGTCATACATAATACAAACAATCAAAGGGCATCCGCAGCAGACTTGGAAAAATGGATGATCGAGAATGATACCTCACAAGGTACGCACTTTATCGTCGATCACACCGAAGTCCGTCAAGTGATGCCTTTAGATTGGTCAGTTTGGAACACAGGGAAAGGAATGGATTTCGGCAATCTGCATTGTATTTCAATCGAGATCTGTTCTAATCCTAATAATTCACAGTATCTGCAAGGGCAGTCCAAAGCCATCGACTTAATCGAAAATCTGATGCACGAATTCAACCTCACCAAGTATGACATATACTTTCATCGTGACTTCAATACTAATGTGAACTGTCCTTCGCAGATTCTTAAATTGTACGGAAACAAATCAAATTTTTTGTCTTTAATAAAGGAGAGAACATGACAACTAAAGTTACTAATGTCTACAATCTCAAACTGACCCCATCGCAATTCGGTCAAAATTCGATCGTGGTCAACTGCTATCAGATTCATTGACTTTAATAAAGGAGAAAAGATGAACCAAAATACAAACGTAAATCTAATTCCGAAATTTCCTTTTTCCGGCAATCTTTACTTCTCTCAGTACGATGTAGGAAGGGTAGCTACCATCAATTTAGTCGAGGATGGCTCAGCCTATACTATTCCTAGCGGTGCGACAGTAAAGATCCAGGCTACAAAACCGAGTGGGTTAGGCTTCTCAGTTGACTGTACCTATAGCGGCAGCGTTGTTACAGTAGTTTCAACCGAAACCATGACAAACGAGTATGGCAGATTCCCATGCGAATTAAGGATCGAAAGCGGTGATGTCTTATTAGGCACTACAAACTTCACGTTTAA